ATGAACTACTCGAAAGACGGTGTGACGGTGGCCGCAATGTTCGATTCAGCCCATCCGAAAAAGTCCGGGAAGTGCTCCGTAAAAATCCGTGTTACCTACAATCGAGTGCGTCACTATTATCCGACCGGGAAAGATTTGATGCCGGCGGAGTGGGACGCCCTGCCAACAACAAAAGCCCGTGCACTTGTGGAGATACGCAAGGACATCGAAAGCAGCTACCAGATAGTGCGGACGGCTGTTGAGGACTTATTAATGCGCGGTATCTTTTCATTGGAAAATCTTAACAATCGACTAAAACGAGCTGGTGGCGATACGCTTAATATTGCTTTTGAGGGTAAAATAGCCGAAATGAAAGCACAGGAACGCATCGGGAATATGATGGCCTATCGGGTTGTTATGAAGGGGATAGAACGATTTGCCGGACCTCGTGTTCCTTTGTCGGGTGTTTCGGTGGATTGGATTCGCCGTTACGAAAAGTTCCTGCTTAAAGAGGGTAAAAGCCGTACTACCGTCGGAATACATATGCGACATATACGGGCAATACTCAACGACATGAAGCGGTGCGGAAAGATTTTAGAGGCGCAATACCCATTCGGCCGGGGGCGGTATGAGATACAAGCCGGAGAGGGCCGCAAATTGGCCCTCACGCTGGAGCAAATAGGGCAGATAGCCAATTATGAGGACGGAACCGAGGCAACGGCCAAATACCGCGATTATTGGCTGTTCCTCTACTTGTGCAACGGGATCAACGTTGCCGATTTCGTAAAGTTGAGGTATCGGGACATCGTGAACGGTGAAATATGCTTTGTCCGGCAAAAGACCGAGCGGACGACCAAGACCCGCAAGGAAATCCGGGTCGTTGTCACGGAGCGGATGCAGGCAATAATTAACCGATGGGGCAACCCCTCCCGGCCCGACAGCTTCATTTTTCCGATTCTCGACGGACAGGAGGATGCAATGCGGCGGAAGTGTAAAACGATGTATTTCACCCGTGCGATCAATAAGCGTATGAAGGAGGTGGGCGAACAGCTCGGGATCGGCAATATCTCGACCTATACGGCCCGGCATTCGTTCGCTACGGTGTTGAAGCGGGCAGGAGCGAATATCGCCTATATCTCGGAATCGCTGGGGCATCAGGACCTCAAAACAACGGAAAATTACCTGGCCAGCTTCGAACGGGAGGAACGGCAGAAGAATGCGGAATTATTAACGAAATTTTAGGGATATGGATAAGCTGCAACAGTATTATGAATCGTTACCTCTATGCACGGGCAATACCCCGGGAAACGTGATGTTTAGTGTTTATAACGACATCGACAATTTAGACAGTCTTACGCGGTGGTTTGATTTGCCCGATGATGAAGCGTATAATAAAGTCCCTAATTTGACATTCCAAAGGACCGGACTCCCCGACGCATTCGCGGGGTATCCGTGTATTGCCGTCCTGTTTTTCGAAAATAGGGCGGGCGATGATCCATTTTTCAGAGAGCACCGGGCAACGTTCCGGCAAATGTATTTAGACGGCTATGCACAAGGGGAGGCGGAGGGCAGGCAGTTTTTGGACCGGATGGCCGCATACGGAACACAATCCATTGCAGACCGACGGGCAGGGCTGCTAAAAATGTTCGGAAAATGCCGGGCAAAATATAGAAATACGGCCATATTCGACGCGTCACTTTTGCTCAAAATGGGACACTATGCGGGTTATATGTTTACAATCGCCGACGCGTTGGTGGCTATGGCTCTACTTATTAAACCGGGGAATAAGGCCGGACGGAAAAAAGCGAGTATTTCGGAGATAATAGCCGGAGATAGTGCGGCTGTGATTAGTCGTGTACGGGCCGCAATTAATGCGGCATCGGGGGATAAAGCGCAGGCGGTCGTGGATGAGATACGCCAAATGCAGCGTGACGGGCTTATAATCGACGGCAGTTTGGACAAAAAGGTGAAATCGCTATATGATTTCTTAAAAGCAGCAATCAATAATATGCCCGCATATAGCAACGTTATTGATCGTTTTTTGCTCAAGGACCAAAAGGGTTAAATTCATAATCGCCACCATACGAAAGAATGCTTTACGGCATTCTTTTTTTTGTTTTGTGTGTGAAAGACTATGCGTTGTAAGTGTTTGGTAATCAATGTTGCAAAATATGAATAAATATGAATAAATAATTATTTCATAACAATAGGCCCCCGCATTTCCCACCTTTGCAATGCGGTTACGGAATAGTCCGGACGCAACATTTTTTTAACAATTAAATTATTCTTGTTATGATGCAAGAGACAGTAACAGCGGGAACGAGCAAAATTATTTTGACGTCCCGCGAAGAATTGGAGGGGTGCATTTACGCAGCGGTGCGCACCATTATCCCGGAGCTGGCGAACTATAAAGCCCCGGCGGAGGAAGCGGCGGACGCACTAACGCTCGAAGCTGCAATTAATTTCTTGGAGGGGCTGGGATACCCTACTACGCCCAGTAATCTGTATAATTTGGCCTATTACAAACGAATTCCTTATCGGAAAGTGCGGCGGCGTCTGTTGTTCAGCCGTAAAGAGTTGACGGTTTGGGTTCAGAACCAAATCGAGGACCCGGCCAAACGTCACCGCGAAGCCGCCGAGGCTATCGCCGAGAGTGCCAACCGTAAATAGTTCCGGAGGTATGAATCAGAAACAGCACGCCCCCGGCGCTCAAGGCAAGCACGCAGGGGCATTCTATCAAGTCCTGTACAAAGGTAGGGAATTTTATCTAAACAACAACGAATTTCGGGTCTTTTCGCTGCTGGTCTGCGGCGGTCAATGGGCGACGTTCGACATCGCCGAGCGGCTGAATATCCCCGACCCGCGCAGTACGATCCGCTATATCCGCAAAATGGGGATCGATGTTGCCGATGTCTGGGTGCATGAAAACAAGATGCGGTTTAAGCGCTATTACATTCACGGAGGGCACGGCGATGAGTAGGCGTAATAGTTTTGTTTTTTACCGTTCCTTTCGGGCTGCGATGGAGGGGCTTTTACCCAACGAATACCAGCTGTTTATGAATGCGATAGTAATGTATGGACTTGATCGTACATTGCCGGATTTACCGCCCGATCTATCCCGCATTTTCTATGATTATTGCTACCCTCAACTTGAGGCGGATTGGGTTAAATGGGAGCGTAGGCAATCTCGGAAAGGAGGTACCCGATGAGCCGCGATACGATGGTCTATTACCGTTCATTCCGTGAATCTTTACGCGAATTGCCGCCGGACTTGTACAAGGTCGTATCGGAGACGATATTCGATTACGCCTTTGAAGGCATTGCGCCTGGTCCGGATAGCAATGCGGTTGCAAAAGCGCTATTTATTGCGATTAAGCCTGTAATTGATAATGCGCATAACCGATACGATGCTTGTGTGGAGAATGGGCGAAAAGGTGGAGCGCCCAAAGGAAGCCGGAACAATCCAAGCGGAAAAGCTATCCAACCTAACCAAAGACCTAACCAGTACCCTAACCAAGAACCTAACCTTTATAAGGATAAGGATGTAGATAAGGATAAAGATATAGAGAGTAAAGGGGGTGCAGGGGGAAGCGGAAAATCGAATGTCGGTAACACCCCCAAAGGTACCAGCGCGGACAAGCCGCGCAAAGTCGCAGCCAAACGCGCGGCGTTTGTTGCTCCCTCTCTCCAAGAGGTCAAAAATTATATTTCCGAAAAGGGATATACGGTCGATGCCCAGCGCTTCATCGATTTCTACGAGGCGAAAGGCTGGATGATCGGTAAAAACAAGATGAAAGATTGGCGGGCAGCTGTTCGAACGTGGATGCGCCGACCAGACGAACCCCAAAAACAAACTACCTATGAAATGCGAAAAACAAATTTCCTATAACCGCCCGGCGGCCGATTTGGTGTTGCCGGAATCACCCGAACTCGAAAGAGCCGTTTTGGGCGCATTGATTCTCGAACCGGAGTATTTACCCGACACGGCGGAGATGATCGAAATTTCGGCATTCCAGACCCCGATACACGGCAAAATCTACGGCATGATGCTCTCGATGCTCGCGGAAGGCGTCAAAATCGACCTCTACACGCTTACGCAGCGCTGTAAAACCGTTGAGGGGTTAGGCAACCCGGCGGCCTACCTGGCAAAGCTCACGCAGGCCGTCGGCTCGGGGGTAAATGTCCTCGACCATGCCCGGCAGCTCAAAGACACGGAGACCCGCCGCCGGTTGTGTCTATTCGGCCATGAACTCGCAGTACGGGCGGCCTCCGATCCCTCGGGCGTTTTGGATTGGGCGACAACAGAAATAACCGCCATAGCCGCCGCAACGGTCCACGCCAACGATATTACGCCATTGTCGGATGTCGTGCGGGCCACCCTCGACGACTTGGAACGACGCCAACAGGCCCGACAAGTGGGCGAGTGCATCGGCATTCCTACGGGCTTACAACGGCTCGACGTGCTGACGGGCGGCTGGAGGGGCGGCCAGCTCGTGGTATTGGCTGGCCGTCCAGGGATGGGCAAAAGTGCCGCAATGCTACATTTTGCCCGGACCGCCGCCGTTGCTGGGGTTCCGGTGTGCGTGTTTTCGCTGGAGATGCCCGATACACAGTTGGCCGGGCGAATGTTGGTAGGAGGTTCGGGAGTTAACTCCGGATCGTTCCGAACGGGCGATATAGACGCCGACAGCTGGCGCAGGCTCGAACAAGCCGCCGCGGAACTTTCCGCGCTGCCTGTCTACTTCAGTGATTGTGCTAATATTACGATGGGGACTATACGCTCGCAATGTAAGGCTATGGCCCGCCGGGGGCGGTGCGGGATGGTCATTATCGACTATCTGCAACTGCTCGACACGGCAAGCCGGAACACGAACAGCACCCGCGAGCGGGAGATCGCCGCCGCCAGCCGTTCGGCCAAACTGCTCGCGAAGGAACTCGATGTGCCCGTCATTTTGTTGTCGCAGTTGTCGCGCAAAATAGAGGAACGAACCGATAAAACCCCGATGCTTTCGGACCTCCGGGAATCTGGCGCCATCGAGCAGGACGCCGATATGGTGCTATTTATCGACCGCCCGGCAATGTACGGCCGGGCCGAGATAGACGCGGGGCGATACGGGACCATTCCGGCCGAGGGCGTCGGGCTGCTGCATATCGCCAAGAACCGGGAGGGGGCGACAGGGTGCGTGATTTTCCGGCACAACGAAAGTATTACACGGATTGCGGACTATGAAAGCACGGCGAACCCCTCAACGGACGGCGAACCGTTTTAAGAGTGTTTGCGATTTAAGCGCATGAAAATACCTAAAGAAAAACGAAGGGGTGGCCAGCGGGACGACAGCACGCTGACAGTAGGATTGAATAAGAAAGAACTTGTAGAGTTGCTGGAGCGTACCCGGCGCAGGTGCGAAGAGTACGAACGGAAGCAAGAGGAGCTAATACTTAAACGCTCCGGAATTTTAATTGTTAAATCAAATATTAGAAAAATAACTACATATGACGACCTACGAACTTTATATCAATGATATTTTGTGCGACCTGTCGAGTGACGAAGTCGTAACCCTGCTCTATCAAAGCCCAATATTTTCGAGCCTCGACAGCATCCAGTCGAACCGTTCCTACAATGTTGCGCTGCCGCCTACGCCTACGAATATGCAGGCTATCGGTCAGGCAGCCCGTCCGGATGTGGATGCCGACGCTCCGTATGTGCGCCTCCCGGCGGCATTGTACCAGGACGGGGTGCCACTGTTCACGCAGGGGTTCGCCGTGGTAACGGATATTGCGGATACGATCAATGTAACGCTTACGTGGGGCAACGTGGATAACTTTCAGCCTCTGTTTGATAACGGCCTGCGGGATTTGGGGCCGCAACTGGAAGAACTCGAAGCGGAGCGCATCGACTGGAACGAAAACACGACCATTTTAGAAGGAAATACGACCAATGAATACCCCGGCGTAGCGTTTTGGGGCGTGAATTTCGGAATGGGGTTGTCGAACCCCAAGTATTTGCACCCGTCCGTGCAGGTGAAAACAATTCTTTCGGCTATCGAAAAGTATAACGGGATCACTATCGACGGCAAGGAGCGGCTGGCGTACAGCAAAAACCTCGGACCTATTATTCCGCTTGTATCAAAAAATGGGGATGAAATATCGAATGAGGCAGAAGCATTGCGATTTACGGCTAATAGCACAAATTTTAAGAATCAAATATACGGTGTATTAGGCCGGGGTAATATAATCAAAGACCCGCATGAGATAGCATATGGATCTTGTACTACAAAATTTAATAAAACGGATTTATCAGTACATATTACGATTAAACCGAGTAATGGAACAGGAGCATATGGATATTTTACACATAGGCCGCCAGAATGGGGAGATCCCAAGGAGATGCATATAATGCTTACTGAATTGGATGGTAATTCCGAAATAGTAAAATCCACAATATTAGGTACATCATACAATGTAGAACTGGTTGGCTCTACTGGTGATGGAGTTAATGTATATAGATTCAATTTTGTGCCGCTTGATATAACTTATCCGTTAATAGAAAACACCGAAATTTTACTTCATTATGAAGATCCAGCAGGTGAAATATATATATCAAACCCATATTCAACTCCATTAACAGTAAATATTTGGGCAAATTGGACCGATTGTGCGTTCCCTACAAGATTCCCCGTCGCCCCCAATCTCCCCGACATTTCCCAGGGCGATTTTATCCTCGCCCTGATGTCCATGAACGGTCTGTTCGCCTATGCGGACAAGGACAGCCCTAACACGATCAAGCTGATAAGCATCGATGACATAATCGCCAATGTTCAGAATAACGACATCATCGACTGGAGCGACCGGGTAATACTGAACGATTTTCACCGGGTGGATATGCCCGACGCATCGATTTTCACCATCGATGACCTCGCCCAAAGCAACATCCTCGACTATGATAATGACGACGATGTAAAGACCGACACATACGGCACCATCACGATCCGCAACGAGAATATCGAGAAAGAAACGGAGCTGGTGTCGCTGCCTTTCTCGGCGTCGGAGAATGCAACGACGGACGGGGTAAATTGCGCCGTTGTGCCGATCTATGAGGATAACGGAAAAGGCGGCGCCAATTATTCGGAGTGCTCGCCACGGATATTATCGGGGCGGGGAGCGTTTATGTCGGGCATTGCCCGATGTATTGGCGTATTCGATCCGTGGATGAAGTTCGGCGGCGAGGAAGGCATTGTAAAGACCCGATACGCTTCCTACCAGAAAGTCGTGGACCGTCTGCGGATCATCACCATTCGGGCAAAACTCACGGCTCTCGATCTCTACAACCTCGACTACACGAAGCCGGTGTATATAGCCCAATTCGGGCAGATATTCGCCATATATTCGGTAGAAACAGGCGAAAACGACATCTGCGACTGCCAACTGCTGAAACTGAAAGTGGACGGAGTGGTGGCAGCAACGTATTATCTGCGCTTGGACGGCAAGAATGAAGACAGCCAATGGGTTGCAGAAGCGGACGGCATTAACGGCACAGCGTATGCCATAACATCGAACGGAACGCCCTATATCGTCGATTACGATTCCCGCCTTTATGTCGATCTGTACGAGGAGGACGGCGATCTGTATCTGTCTATCTCCGCTCCCGAAAACACGGGAACCGAGGAAATTAATTACAACCCTGTCATTCTGGGAATTCAGGAGAACGACGCCGTGCGCCGGCAGGTGGCAGTATCCCAGAAAGCAAAGTCGGCTTAATTTATTAACCATTAATCTATATGAAGAATGAAATAAAGCGTACGGGAACAGCCCGCAAAGTGGGCCGCCCTCGTGCATATACCCCCGAAGCCCTTGAAGCCAAGTTTGAGGAATACGTCGAATGGGCAAAAGAGAATCCGATTTATATCAACAAGGTTTCGGCAGGGGAAATAATTCCCGTTCCAACACAGCGTCCCCTGACATTGGTGGGATTCTGTCAATTTGCAGGGATTAGCAGGCAGAATTTCTATGAATATGAGTCAAGGGAGGAGTTTTCTGACATCCTTATGTATGTGCGTGAGGCAATCGAAGCAGATCAGTTGCAAGGTGCCATTGTTGGATTTTACGATTCAGGCATAATTGCCCGGGTTCTGCATCTTGCCGACCGTCAGGATGTGACCACCAACGGCAAGGAGATAACGACCGCAACGCAGCCTATTTCCGTGGTCCTCGACCCCGAAGCGGCCAAGATCATCCAGTCCATCGGCAGGCGGACAGTAAAGGAATGACGGGGCACGCTGCGTGTGATGATGCACGCCACCGAATAACGACGAAATGACGAGAGCCGGGAATTACTCCGGCTCTCTTTGTCTTTTATCGAGCGTATTTGCGTTCTGGAATGCCTAAATTTCGACGATCTCCTAACGGGTGAAGCATATACCCTCCAAAGAGCAAGCGTCGCCAAATCGGCTATTTCTTTGTTGTCGGCTTGAACCCTATCGGCTGGGAGGGCTTGCGGGCTTGTGGCACTTTGATCGACAATGCTGCGATAGCCTGATAGATATTGTCGAGTTCCTGGCGCATATCCTCCGACAGATCGCTGACCGCTTCGGCATTGTCTGCATCAGCCCGCTCCAGTAGTGCCAGTTTTGCCCGAATTTCGGCCAATTCTGCCGTGATTTGGGTTGTGGTGGTAATGTAGTTGCGCATTGCTACAAAAGCCCGCATAATGGCCCTATTTACCCGTATAGCCGTCTCGCTACGCAGGACGCTCGAAAGCATTGCGACACCCATTTCCGTAAAAGCAAATGGCATATAGCGACGACCACCCCAATTTGAGGACGCATTTTGTGATGTTAGACTTGAGGTCGCAATTTGCGTCCTCAAAATTTCATATTCTTTTTCCGAGAGTACAAACATAAAATCGTCGCCCTCGAAACGCTCGATATTGCGCCTTACGGCCTCTTTCAGCCGCTTTGTCTCCACTTGGTAGAGTTCGGCCAGGTCGAAGTCCAGCATTACCCGCTGGCCTCGTATCTCGTATATCTTGCTTTGGATGGGTTGCAGTTCCATAGGTCGGTATCGTTGAGATTTATGCCTCGTATCCCTCGTAATAGTACGACTGTTCGATACCTTTGAAAATAACCTCCCGATCATCCGTGCGGTCGGTTAATGCCTGGCCGAGCAGCGCGCGTAATTCAAGGTCATTTATTGGACTGCGTTCCATCGCCTGAAGGTATAAATCTTTGTCTACCTTCTGCCAGTCCACAACTCGCCGGAGACGCTTTTTCAGCATCATATCGAGCCATATCCGGGTGGCCCGGCCGTTGCCCTCCATGAACGGGTGGGCGATGTTCATTTCAACGTATTTTGCGATGATCTCCTCAAAGGTCGTTTCCGGCATCTGCTCGATTACCGGAAGTATCGCGCCCAGGTAAAGGCAATTTGCAAAGCGAAAGCCCCCCTTTGCGATGTTCAGCGTCCGAATCTTTCCGGCAAAGTCATACAACCCACCGAACAGATAGCGGTGAATCTCACAAAGCCCGGCCACGGTTCCGACCTCTATACGGTCGATGTCCCCCGATTCGAAAAGGGCGTGCGCTTGTTTGAGGCTTTGGGCGTCTATTTGATAGGTTTTAGAATTCATATAGGACGGTTTTTTATTTCGTTTTCCAGTTCTTTCAGTTGTTCCATATCCTCACGGTCTGCCTCAATAGCTTCTTTGCGTTTGCGGCGTGCATTGAATTCTTCGTAAACCTGATAAGCGAATTCGTCTTTGTGCTCTTTACGGACCATTCCAGCGTTAGATAACAAGCGTTGGTCGTTGGAAAGCAGAATTTTATCGACGTTTTCACGCCAAAAATTCATTGTGAGGTCTTTTCGGTTCTTGGCTCTGAATTCAGCCGTTTCTAAAAAGATAACGACCAGTCGATTCAAAGAATCCAATTCGTCGTGCGTCAAATAGTTTTTGGCGATAATCACATCTTGTTTGCGCACTACCGCCCCTTTCCAAGAAGTCAGCCCCATATTCGGAGCATCTGCATCGGCTCGCGTCGTTACAATCTCCGCGGAAGTCTGCCCTGTTACGGCATACAAAAGTTTGTTTTGTGTCTCTGCATAGAACATTTGTGTCGCTTTGTCTGTTTTATCATAATCACTACTTAAGGCAAACAGATCGCGCACCTTTTGATAAAATCGCTTTTCCGAGGCTCGAATATCGCGAATACGGGCGAGAAGTTCGTCGAAATGATCCGGGCGGCCATCGGGATTTTTCAATCGCTCATCGTCAATTACAAACCCTTTACGCAGGTATTCGGCAAGATTGCGGTTTGCCCATTGGCGGAACTGCACGCCGCGGATAGATCGAACGCGAAACCCTACCGCTAAAATCATTTCCAATGAATAGAATTTAACTTGGTAGGGCTTGCCATCTGTGGCAGTTGTTAAGTAATTCTTAATAACTGAATCGGCGGTTAATTCTTTGTCTTTTAGTATGTTGTTTATGTGCTGGCTAATGTTGGGGACCGAGGTGGCAAAAAGTTCGGCCAACTGCATTTGATTGAGCCAGACCGATCCGTCGCGGGCCAGTAATGAAACACTACTTTTTCCGTCGGCTGAATTGTATAGTATCAATTCTTGTTCCATGATGCAGATGTTTGAGGTTATTCCCCTTTTTCTACTTTGATAAGTTTGCCGCAATGCGGGCAGGTGATTGTGTTTGTCGGTTGAGGGGCGAAAAAATCACCCACGTTACAACCAATAGCGGCGGCAATACGCTCAAGCACTTCTACACTTGGATTCCCATTAATATGCTGGCTAAGTCCGACGGGCGTAATTCCCATTTTTTCGGCCACTTCTTTAACAGTTAGGCCGTTAGCCTTTATTGTTCTCTTTATATCCATAGCTTTAAATCTTTGGTACTGGTACAAATGTAGCTATAACTTTATTTTTCTGCAAAAATAATAGTAAAAACTTTATTTTTTATTTGCATAATTAAATTTATAGCTTTATATTTGCATCAAGAAATAAAACCAATAACTATAAATGTTATGACAACCACCCGCACCCGCTACAACAAATCGAAGATCATGCGCAACGCCTGGTATCTGAAACGTGCCAACGCTTCGATGACCTTTTCGGCCTGCCTGCGCAAGGCTTGGCGTAACGAGAAGCTGGCGGTCATGACGGCGATAATCGAGAACCGCCCGATGGAGGAATCGAAGGTTGCGGAATGGCATCCGCTGGCAAATGTTCCGGCCGACTACTACGGCAACAGCAGAACGTATTACGGAGACTAACGATAACCGGGGGCGTACCGCCCCTCAACACCTATTACGGAAATTGAAAAATAGCGAGATTCTCGCAAAACCTCGATAAAACAATGAATGAACAATTAACCCGGTCCGACATTCGGACAATGGCCCGCAAGGCGGCCGATTACATCACCTTCAACTGCGACGGCGTAAGCGAAGGTTTCGAAATTACCCACAAGGGGTACACGATATTCGTTGACTATTCGGCCCGGTTGTGCAACGACGAGATGAGCGAATTTACAGAAGTCCCCGCCGTATGGGACCGGGCGGGCCGGGAGTGTCCGGAGATCGCCGAAGCCTTGCAATTAATGTTGAACTAACCAATTAAAACTATAAAATCATGACTATCGAAGATTTGAAAAACGTAAAATTAAGTCCGATGACCGCCGGATACCTGGCTATCTATATCAAATTATCGGACCTCTGCGGCGAGGCGGCGGAAGTTACCGAAATGGATTACGGCGGCTCGGCGGTCAATGAGGTGAACAGTGAATTTGACAGCGCATTAGGCAAAGCGCAAGACGAGGTAATGAAGTTGGCCGTGATGTCCATGACGGAAAATTTATGTACGTTGTCCAACAATACCGAACTATGATCTACGAACTGACATACGGCGGCTATCGGTTGGGGACATTCCCCACCGAGGCCGAGGCTGTCCGCCGGGCAGGGTATCTTCCGAAGGGGCGCTATACCGTCCGGGAATGGGAAAAGGATGGCGAATTTTCGACGTTCGACCCTTCGATGAATAAATGCTACTGTTTCACCAATAAATAAAATTTTAACGCTATGGACTACAACAGACAGACAATTGCAAACGAAATCGCCAGCTTCAAATACACGATGAAGCAAACAAACGACGATATATCCCCCGCCGAAATAATTGACGGGCTTATGCAGTGGGTAGAGCAATACACAAACGTGCTGCACGAAATATCCGTCGCCGAGACCCTCGACGATTTGAAAGAGTTGAAACAAAACGCAGCGTGCCCCGACATCCGCCCCGATGTTGCGATATGGGCGTTGCGCAGGATTGTGCGGGTAATAATGGCTGCGGATTGTTTGTATCAGCGCCTATGCCGGGAATCTTGAAGCACAAAATAACCTTCGATTGCGAGACCTCTCAACTTCATTCGGGAACGATTATTTGCCCCAGCCGTCAATCCGGGCGGCTGGGTTTGCTGTTGCTGGCCCTGCTGGCCTTTTGGAGGCACAACGGTATTATCGACATTGCGCCGTATTATCCCGCTACGAGGAATTTTCCGACATCCTTACGTGCGTGCGTGAACAACCGGCGGAAATTCCCGTCCGTTGAATACAAAGCCGGCCGCAGTTTGCCTATGTATTAACTCAGCAAGGCGAATTTTTGCGCGTCTATACGCGCGTGCGAGGTTGCCGGGAGTTTTTCGCCGTCTGTGCGCGCGTAAACGCGTAAAGTCAAACCTTTCGGATGGGGTCAATCGAGGTTTAACAGCATTAAAAATCGGCAAAGTTGTGTATAAATTGTGTGTAAATGAAAAACAAATCAGCCATCTACCTGTGTGTAAATGGCTGATTTTCAAGTGGGCCCAGAGGGGCATGATCCCACGACCTTCGGATTATGAGTCCGCTGCTCTGACCGACTGAGCTATGGGCTAAATGTGCGTAAGAGTGCGTTGTGGGGCACATTTCCATTGCAGAAAACTCCTTTCGATATTTGCGGTTTACACAGCGGTTTACACAAGTTGCAGGGTTAATAATAATTAATTAAAGTTATGAAAAAAGACGGGAATTGGGCAGAAAAACGCGCGAGAAATTTTCCCCTCCTCCCTGTTCTCTCCTTTTAAGAGAGTGTATGTTGCTTTTGTTTTATTGAGGATACTTTGTGTTAAAATCTTCCAGAGTAATTCGATTGCCTCCTCTGGCAAAATTAGCTTTATGTCGGGCGTCTATATTTGCATGACAACGAATACACAAACATTGCAAATTAGACTGTCTATTATCTACCTTATTTCCATTTTTATGATGTGTTTGCATAAATAATTGGTCGAATGGATTTGTTATATGCAATCCACACTTCTCACAGGTGTATTCATGCAACTCTCGGTAGGCAAGACTAATTTTTGTCCAATCTTTTGTATAACCAAATATATCAACCTCTATATCTTTATTTTGGGCCTCCTCGTATGAATCATCTGCCCGCTTCAATATTTCAACAAAATCAGCAGATGTCATATTTGCAGAGTATTCCCCTAAAGCCATATTCATACAGTATTTGCAAAGAGGAAGATTGCGAATCTCTACCTCTTGCATGTTATTATCCATATCTTTAACCGAAACTGGGTCCGTATTGGCTCGCCGATATTCAGATTTTAATGTTCCTGAATTTATGAAATCTTGAATTGTCTGGCACTCTCGAATATGAAAACGCGGTTTCCCGTATTTTGTCAAACGATAATTTCGTTTATATAGAAAAATCTGACGCTCTTGATTATCCTCCTCGTCAATTAAAAAAATGCCTTTGTCTGTAAATTTGATATTTTTACGAATATCATTTATATCAACGTCCTCAATTTTTAAGGGTTTATAGCCAATGGCTTTATCAATGCGATACCCCATTGATTTTAGCAAGGACTTCAACCTTTCAAATTTGTAAATAGGTTCGTCATTGGCCATCGTATTCAGCATTTTTATTTACAAAATTTTCAAGCACTTCCTCTCCGCTGGTCACGATGCGGAATTCCACACGACGGGATGCAGTCGGATCAATCTCATTCTTCGTTTTATAGGTATATTTACCGTTACTGTCCAGCGATTTTCCATACGAAAGGCCATTGGCCGTGAACCAAAATTCCAACAACTCTTTCTGCTCTTTTGTATATTGTTGAAATATGGGCATCTGTCGAAGATATATTAACACATTAAGAGCCCGCTCTTGAGAGAGAATAACATTTGCAATATAGGGATCTGCATGTTTTTTAGGATATGGGACGTTATCTGTATGACCCTCTATACGAATTTCCTGAATTTTGCTTCTTAAATTATCGTTAAGCAAAATATCGAAATACCTCGGTAAAAATTCATCGAGAATTGATTTGAACTGTGGGGTCAAATATGCGCTACCTTGTGCAAACAAAACTGTCGGATTATTAAATTTCATGGATAAGTCCCTCCCGATTGCCATTTGCCATTTAACGGTATCTTGCTTGAATTCAGAAACTAATTTGTCGTACAATTTATTCTTTGTCTCGATATAATCTGTAAGCACAGTCTGATTCTGTTGCACACGACTAATATATGCAATGGCAATGAAGAGGAAAATAATCATCAGCCCCGTCATCAGGTCAGAAACCGACATCCACACATTGGATTTAGCCATAATCAGTTCTTTCTAATCATTGCTTGAATACAAGCATCCAGTTCAGCCAGCGTGGTACTCAATCGGGCATAAAATTGTTTGTCCAATGCCGTAAGTTGTGTGTTGAGTGTTCTCGAACCCTGTGTAATGAATCCCACGCCCTCTTCTAAACTGCGTTTAGTATTTTGCCAAAATTGTTCGTTATAATCGCGCAATTTATTGAGTTCTTCTAACTTCTGAATGAGTATCTGTACCCCATCAACGAAATTTCGCTGTTTACGAACCCATTCATTAAGCGATTTTGTCGATTCCTCAAACTGCAACATATTGTCTTTACTCAATGTAGCCGTCTCTTCGATTTGAGCAACGATCTTAACGAATTTTTGATCTTCAATAATAACTTGATTGAGCGCATCAATCAATTGCCTCAATTTGCCACCATCGCTCACAAGCAAACGAGTATCACCAGATACTTTGGTCAACGTTGTGGATGTTTGCTCAAAATTGGCAGTCATCTCTTTATATTGTTTAGTTAAGGAGCTTATCATTTCTTTATTCTCCTGTTGCCAAACATTCAGACTTTCCACGCTTTTATTGAGTTGATCGAAATTTTCCTGAATCAATTTATTTATAAGCGAATTCATCTGCTTTTGGAATTCTTCGGTAACGCTTTTCATTACATCTACAAGGGCTTCCGTATTACTCTTTTTGAGGAGTTCCGAAAATTCATCAAATTTTCCAACAAGCAGGTTATTCGTTTCTTTCATCTTTTCTTCAATCTCGTCTACTTCGCTACGCAACACCATACTGAAATTTTTAATTTCATCCGATATTTCATTTTGAGCACCTGCAATACCACTTGTAATTTCAAGACATTCACCAATGAAGCTATTGATTGAGGTTGTAACGGCATCGACATTATCAAACTTTTTGGAGAACCCTTTCAATTCTCCGATATTAGTTGTTAAAGAAGAAACCGTCTCGCTTATTGTTCGGTAAAAATGCAATTGAGCCTCTAATTGCTGTTTATTTTGATTCCTCAGTTCTTCAAAAGCTTCTTTTGTTGTAGTATTCATCGCATCTACGGCCTTGCAAATTTGACCTGCGGCCATATCTATATCCGACATACCGCCATCTTTTTCATCTAATGCCGAATTAACCTGCCTGGATAAAAATAGAGACCCAATCATACCTGCTAATGAGGTAAAAAAAGCCGTCTTTAATCCACTAAGAAGTATCGGAATACTGGCATCAAGATCTTCCGTATCAAAATAAAGAAGACCTATTGTAATACCTGCAAATGTACCAAGAACTCCCAAAGTAGAAATCATAGAGGGTAATTGCTCAATCCAACGTCGTTTGGCAATAAGTGCCCCTGTCTTTCTTTGCCTGCTAACATAGAACAGGCAAAAAAAGAATGCAATTACTATGATAATTAGTGATATATAGGTTATAAGGTTGAGCCTTTCTACATTCATAAATAGCCTCTATTTAGTTAGGTTCTAATTTATTATAAATACAGCTATTCTTTATGCGAATATTAGGCTTAATTATAGCATATTTAGCAGCGAAGAATTCTATAAAAAAATCCCCGACCGTATGGCCGAGGATATATCTTTTATATAAACTGCTCTAAATACTTTTCTTTGAATCCAGTCAGCGGGAATTTGAAAGAACTCGGTTTCCCCTCCGTCGATGTGTAACTAAATACGACTGTATCGCTCTTGATATGGGTTTCAAACAAATTGAGGGTGTGATTGGACTTGGGAAATGTTATAAGGTTGGATCATGGAAGCACGAGAATCCCTGCTTTTCAATCTTGCGGGTCTAACCGAAAGGAGAATCCTGCTATGTCCTGCCCTCGTTTGCGGAATCAAATTGACATATCCTTTTCAGGGGCGATGTCGAGTTCTAAATAATAAGTGAATTTCAATGGTGTAGGTTCTGCTGTTTTGCGTCCTACAAATAGGCAGACATTACAATCCCGTGCGTAAGTTACGGATTTGGCAACATAGGAGTACTGAATATCATCGACAGTTTCCGTCTTTGCCTCTCAATCAATTTTTGGTGTTTTATACATTTTAGCTAAAATTTATAGTGTTATTAAATCTTTGATTATGATGTAAATATACGAAAAATTTATGAAATATGCAAGTGATATAGAAAGGACAAACTTGGGCAGAGGGTCTATATATTAACCCTTTTGCACAAGTCTGTCCTAAAAATAGCAATCAATGGTTTTGAACTATATTATCAAGAATTGCAATTATCTTTTGCTCTAAAACTTTATCATCATTGTCATACGAAACCATGCCTGTTTTAGAATCATATACTCCCAATTCTGTTAATTCTTCAATGATTTCTCTAATTTTTTGAGTTGAAATACGGTTGGCATCAAAGACCATCTTAAATGACTGAATCATATCAAATTGAATAATACACCTTTGTAATACCGAAGTATCGCAGACTAATGTTTAACATTTATTCATCTAATCCTGTAATGCTTGCAAAGTTCTTCCAACCACTTGCGGCTTTGTATGCGTTAATACACCCTGACGGTACTTTAAGTACAGAATTAGAGTTTATATGATAGAATGTATTGTTATCGCATGTAGGAGGTATTGAGGTCCCAATTCTAAATATTTGAAGTTCAGAATTATTAGAAAATGCTCCTTCTCCGATTTCTTCTACTTGGGTACATTCGGACATATCTAAGGTCGTAAGATTCTTTAAGCTGCAGAAAGCTCCATAATAAGTAACAGGAGAAGCACTAGCATCACGACCCCCACCAATGATTTTTAACTGTGAATCTTTCTCGAATGTTATAGTTGTCAGAGAGGAGCAACCCTTAAATGCAGCCGCTTCAATTGTTTCTACACTTGCAGGAATTTCAATAAAAGTCAATGAAGTGCAATTAGTAAATGCACCTTTTGTTATATTTGAAGGAATTATTTCTCCAATAGTTTTGAGTTGAGAGCCTTTTTCAAAGGTAACCGATGCCAGTTTGCGACAATTGGAGAATGCACCAGCTTGAATAGTTTTTACACTTGCAGGAATATCTATGGAAATCAATGAAATACAACCATAGAACGCTTGCAACTTAATAGATTCTACATTTGCAGGAATATGAATTTTTTTCAGAGAAGCGCAACCTCGAAAAGCAGCTACATTAATTGAAATAATATTATCGGGTAATTTTATTGATAACAACTCGTTACAATTCAAAAATGCGTCGTTAGGAATTGAGGTTAAGCCAGTAAAATATTGTAATTCATTAAATGCATATATCCCTTTTTCGCTGAACTCTGTACCAATTGTTGTTACAGCAGCGGCTTCCTCGTATGACAGGGCTCCATCTTCATTTTTATCCCAATTAGTAATACAGATAGCCTTTACTAATGCATCTTCAAATTGAATGATATTCGGGTCTGCCGATTGTCCCGTTTTGGAAATCGTGATTACCGTACCATCTGCCAATTCAAAGTAAACATTGTTCTCATCCTGCGTGATTTTAATGCTGTCTGCATCCTTGCCGTCCTCTCCCGTGGCTTTGCCTAATTGTGTCCAATTCGTTCCGTTATCATAGGAAATCCACCAATATCCCTCTCGAATTTCGAGTTTAGGCGTAACACCGTCTGAACCATCCGCACCATTATTACCGTCTGTCCCTTGTGCTTTTATCTTCTGCCCGTCCACAACGATAAACTCTCCGTCCAGCGTCCAATAATAGATGCCGTCCGTGTCTTTCTTCACACCGATAACGGGCGTATTTCCATCTGCACCGTCTTTACCGTTGTAAATTACAATCGGGTTACTCTTGGCAAACTTAATCGTGTAGCCTACCACCTTGCCGTTCTCGGTCAGCGGGTCTACACTTGTGATATAATCATTGTTTTGGAGTGCTGTTACAATCGTCTGTAAGGCTGAAAGATTGGTATTCGTTTCGTTACAAAGACGCTGTAAGGCTTCAAATGCCGACCATGTGGGTAGTTTGATTTGCGTACCGTTCGATAAAGTGAAAATTACATAGTCCGTGCTGGTTTCATAATCCACGCCTGAAAACATCGAATCACCACCTACACCATCTTGTCCATCCTTGCCATCTTCCCCTGTGGCTTTGCCCAACTGTGTCCAAGTATCGCCGTCGTCGTAGGAGATAAACCAATAATCATTTTCGATCTTGAATTGCGGGGTCGTGCCGTTGGTTCCGTTTGTGCCGTCTTTGCCCTCGGCTTTAATTTTCCCACCATCAACCACAATAAATTCACCGTTCAACGTCCAATAATAGACACCATCAGTATCTTTCTTTACGCTGATAGTGGGTGTTGTCCCATCTTCACCGTCTTGTCCGTCTTTACCGTGGTAGATGGTAATAGGGTTACCTTTGCTGAAAGTAATTGTATAGCCGATTTCTTT